CGTGGCTCCTGATGTGATCATTCGCCTGTGGGAAGAAAGAGGAGAGTTCTATGCCGCACATGTTGGTACTGTTTGGGCTGATCAGCTGAGAGGAGGAGACAACAACACATACGCAGGATCTGTTGGATTGGAATTTCCGTTTTCCATTATCGAAGTTGATGAGGCGGTCTTGCGGATGGCTGATCATCGCCTAATCTACACTGCCATGACCAGATCCCAGCACATTTTGTTCATGTACAAGTGGCGGAACAATGGAAGGAGTGAGGCTTATGAGGAGGCGAACGCCGTTTTTCGAGAGTTGAGGTACTACCGCGAACGATACGAACCAGGGAAACCAGTTGAGTGGAATCAGCAGCATATGGTGAACATTTTCTCTGTCACCCAGCCGATGCCACCGAGTATGGCCATGGTCCTTAGTGGACCTCCTACTAAGCTGCAGAACTGGGAGCACGTCAAGCATTTCTATCCAGAGGATCTGTTGGAACACTTCATTGATCCCGACGATAATCAGAGATCCGGTGCTCGTTTGCGCTACGACGAGGAGGCTTATCAAGATCGACCTGATTTCTGGTTGCATATAGACGAGACTGAAGAATTTGATGAGGAAGAATGGCAACCCTACGATTTCAAACCACTTGATTACCGTTTGCCTACTCACTTACCAGCCGAAGCACGAGAAATGTTTGAGGAGGATCAAAATGCGCAGATTATGGAACGCTATACTGCGGAATTGTTTGAAACTGAATTTTCAGAACAATTGCCTGACACGCCACAACTACGAAAGGATGCGACGACACTGATGACCAAAATGGCTGACGAGATGATTGGAGCCAATCGAAAAGAGAGATGGGCCGCACTTTTCAGTATGCTGCGAAGCAAACCTTTGGACGAGAATCCTTTGTACGTTTCTCCGAACACCAAGAATTGGGGTTTGGACCAGAAAGCAAGCGACCGAGCTTCCTTCCTTGCGGCAGTCAAACAGCGAATTCGTTATTCTACCGTTGAGGGCAACTACGCTCAATTTCACGAGCAACGAGCATTCGGAGAGCTGTGCTGGGGAGCGTTTATGCGTTACATGGGTTGGACAGTGCCTGTACCTTGGGATGAATTGAAGTATCAGAAATCCATCGAAGCTTTCCAATTTCGAAGAGGGGATCGTAGCGTTGCTTTGAAGAAGATGAGCCTCAACCGAGCCGATCAAGATTTCCCGCTGACCATCACCGCGAAGACTCAATGGAAGGCGAAAGATCGCGGTTTCAGTGTAGCGAAACCTTTGCAACCAGTCGTCATTCATGCAGATGAGTACACATTCAAACATGGACCGTTCGGTATCTACCTTCTCGACAAACTCATGGCCAACACACCTCATTACTGGTATTTCCAAGCCAAAAGGACGCCGGAAGAGTTTGGAGAATGGGTTTCTCAACATTTTCCGATCGACGCAAGTTATCAAATGAATGATCAAAAAGGTCAAGACCAGGCCGTTCAAGGCTGGGCTGTTTACTTCTTCATGCAATTGATGCGCTGGTTCAGT